GGCATGGATGACATGGACGCAATGAGCGGTGATGAAATTGGTGGCGATGCTACTGATGACTTCATGGGCGACATTGAAGCAGGTGACGAAGAAGGTGATGACATGGGCGGAGATGGCGACATCGAAGATCGCGTAGTTGACCTAGAAGACGCACTTGACGACCTTAAAGCTGAATTTGAAAAAATGATGGGCGACGAAGGCAGCGCCGACGATGCAGGTGACGACATGGGCGGTGACGACATGGGCGACGAAGAACCTGCTGATGATGAAGAAGAAGATGAGTTAAAAGATAGTTTTAACATCAGTGATAACTTCATGCGTGAGTATATTGAAAAAGTAACTGGCGGCCACGGCGCAGAAAAGAAAAGCAGCGGTGATAACGGAGACAATGTCCGTAGTCCAATAGCTGGTAAGAATGATATGGGCGGCACAACTGCAAATATCGCAAAAGGTGGAGAAGCTGGCGGTAAAGGCGTACAAAGCGGTTTACTAAAGCCAAACACTAAAGAAGAAAATTTCGGCAACATTAATGTACCAGGCGGCAATGCTGGTAAGACAGCGTTCAAGAAGAAAGAACCTGGCCACGGTGCTGAAAAGAAAGGCTCAGGCGACAACGGTGACAAGGGCGCAGGCTCTCCAATCAACGGTGTTAGAAGCAGAGCCAAATAAGGTTAAGTAGATGAATTATCTTCGTGAAAACCTGAGTTTTGATCAAGCGAGAATGGTCGTTGAGTCCGACGGCCAAGACGGCAAGAACCTTTATATGAAAGGTATTTGCATTCAAGGCGGCGTCCGGAATCAAAATCAGCGTGTTTATCCTGTTAATGAAATCGGCAGGGCTGTCAAGACCCTGAACGATCAAATCACTGGTGGATACTCAGTTTTAGGCGAAGTAGATCATCCAGATGACCTAAGAATTAACCTTGATCGTGTGAGCCATATGATCACAGAAATGTGGATGGATGGCCCTAACGGTTACGGAAAATTAAAAATCCTACCAACGCCCATGGGACAACTAGTGAAAGCTATGTTGGAAAGTGGAGTGAAGTTAGGAGTTAGTTCACGCGGATCCGGGAACGTCAAAGAAGACGGTTCCGGTGAAGTGTCAGAGTTTGAGATTATCACAGTGGATGTGGTAGCTCAACCAAGTGCTCCGGGAGCGTATCCTACACCAATCTATGAACACCTTATGAATAATAGGGGAGGTTATAGTGCCCTTCGTATAGCGAAGGAAGTGCAAGGCGATCCTAAGGCGCAGAAATATCTCAAAGAGAGCTTATTAAGATTAATAAGCGGACTCCAATAAAGAGGAGAAACACATGTTGGAAGCACTAAAATCTCTGTTCGAAAACAATGTGGTTTCTGAAGATGTAAAAGCAGAAATTGAGAAGGCTTGGGAATCTCGCATCGTCGAGAATCGTACACAAGTTACTCAACAACTACGTGAAGAATTTGCTCAACGCTACGAGCATGACAAACAAGTTATGGTTGAAGCAATTGATCGCATGTTAGGCGATCAATTAAGAGAGGAAATTGCTCAATTTGTAGAAGATCGTAATCACCTTGCTGAAGCTAAGGCTAAAGTAATGGTACAAGCTAAGAAAGATGCAAAAACAATGAAAGAATTTGTTGTGCAACAACTGGCTAGTGAAGTAAAAGACTTACATGAAGATCAAAAACAAATGGCTGACAAGTTTATTAAACTTGAGCAGTTTGTAGTAGAAGCTCTAGCACAAGAAATCGCTGAATTCCATACAGACAAACAAGATCTTGCAGAAACAAAAGTGCGTTTGGTTCGTGAAGGCAAACAAGCCTTTGCTAAAATCAAAGAACAATTTATTCAACGTGCAGCTACATTGGTAGAATCTACAGTTGAAACAACTCTTAACAAAGAGATTGGTCAACTAAAAGAAGACATCGAGTCTGCTCGTCGTAACGACTTTGGTCGTAAAATGTTCGAAGCATTTGCAAATGAATATCAAACCAGTTATCTGAGTGAAAAATCAGAATCAAGTAAATTGCTCAAGGTTATAAACCTGAAAGAGTTAGAACTAGCCCAAGCTAAAAACGCTGTAGCAGAAGCTAAACAACTCGCAGAAAGCAAAGAACACAAAATTAAGGCTCTAATGGAGAGCAGTCAACGTCAGGAAGTTATGAATGAACTATTAGCACCTTTGGCCAACGGTCAGAAAGCTATTATGACAGAGCTTCTTGAAAGTGTACAGACAGCAAAATTACAAAATAGTTTTGACAAGTACCTACCAGCTGTAATCGCAGGTGAAGCTCCACAAAAACGTAAGGCACTAGTAGAGGCAAAGGAAGTAACAGGAAATAAAATTCCTAACAGCGCAAGTAGTAGCGAGCACACAAACAATATCGTAGATATTCGTAGACTCGCTGGTTTAAAAATTTAAGGAGAACATTTAAATGTCTGAACTACTAACAAGCCGTTGGAACGAGACCAAGGAAGCCCTATTAGAAGGCCTACAAGGCACCCGTAAATCCGCAATGGCTGTAACATTAGAAAATACCCGCAAGTATCTTGCAGAAAGTGCCACAGCTGGCGCTACATCTGCTGGTAACGTAGCAACACTTAACCGCGTGATCCTTCCAGTGATCCGTCGTGTTATGCCAACCGTTATTGCTAACGAATTGGTCGGTGTACAACCAATGACTGGCCCAGTTGGTCAAATCCATACTCTACGTGTTCGTTATAGCGACACATCAAGTGGTGCTGGAGTTGTAGCTGGTGAAGAAGCATTCAGCCCATTCAAGATCGCTGAAGCATATTCTGGTAACCAGAATAGCAGCAACGCTAAAGCAGCTAACACAGCCGCTCTAGAAGGTACTGCTGGTAACAGAATGAGCATTCAAATCTTGAAACAGACCGTCGAAGCTAAGACACGTAAATTGTCAGCTCGTTGGACTTTTGAAGCTGCCCAAGATGCACAAGCCCAACAAGGCATTGACATCGAAGCAGAAATCATGGCTGCTCTTGCACAAGAAATTACAGCTGAAATTGACCAAGAAGTTCTTGCTTCTTTAGGTACATTAGCTGGTACAGCAACTGAAACATACAACCAAGCTAGCGTTTCTGGTACTGCTACATTCGTTGGTGACGAACACGCTGCTTTAGCTGTTCAGATCAACCGTGTTGCTAACTTGATCGCTCAGCGTACACGTCGTGGCGCTGGTAACTGGGCCGTTGTATCACCAACAGCATTGACAATTCTACAATCTGCTACTACAAGCGCATTTGCTCGTACAACAGAAGGTACATTCGAAGCACCTACAAACACTAAGTTTGTTGGTACATTGAACAATGCTATGAAGATCTATGTTAACACATACAGTACATCTGATGATGTTCTTATTGGTTATAAAGGTTCTTCAGAGTCAGATGCCGCAGCATTCTATTGCCCATACATTCCATTGATGAGCAGTGGTGTTGTACTTGACCCATCAACATTCGAACCAGTCGTATCATTCATGACACGTTATGGTTATGTTGAGTTGTCAAACACAGCGTCTTCTCTAGGTAATGCAGCTGACTACTTAGGTAAAGTTGCTATCACTACAGCTAACGTTAAATTTAGCTAATCAACATACCGAAAGGTTGTTTATTATCAAAGGGCTCTTCGGAGCCCTTTTTTATTGAGTGTATTTTTAGTGGAAGTATTAGATACACTATCTTTAAAATATTAGGTTACTAGACCCTGTAGGGCATATTTTTTATATTTTTAGTATATGATAAATACATTACTAGAACAATTATGCGGTACCCGCCGCGTAGACCTAGAACGTCACTTAAAGGAGAAATCAAATGGGACGTCCATTAAACAAAAAATATTTCGGTAACCGCAACATCGGTTCAACAAGCGTAACAACTGATAATGGCATTGGCGGCCAAGGTGTAGCAAGTGTGACAATCGCTGGCACAAACAACAACTACATTGCAGTACCAACAGCAACATTTGCAGCACCTACACTACCAGGTGGTGTAACTGCAACAGCAGGTACTATCACTATGGTTGTTAAGTCAGTTAGTATTGACAACGGTGGTGGCAGCTACCTTGACGAAGAACTAGTAGAACTAGGCAGCGGATCAGCAGCAGGCGGAACTGGCACTGTTGACGGTACATATACTACTCGCGCAAGTTTTAGAATTAAGAGCATCGACGGCGGCGGTGCAGCTACAACTATTGAATTAGTTAACGGCGGTTCGTACACAGTATTAGCATACAACGGAGCAACAGCAGCAAGCAATCCTGGTAGTACTGTTACTCAAATGTTTACTACTGGTGGAACTGGTAACAACTTACGTGTTACTATTACTTGGGGTGTATTAGCAGTAGCAATTAATGAAAAAGGTTCTGGTTATGTATCAGCACCAGCAATCACAATGACTGGTAATGCTACTAAAGCTGCAGTATTAACAACCGACACAGGATCAGTAGGTAGTTCAACTAATCAAGAAAATGCTATTGTAATGACAGCATTCCTAACAGGCGGCTCAGCAACTACTGTTGATATCATTCGTCAAGTAAGTACTAATCGTTATAAAGTAACAGACGGTACACGTACAACAAACGGAACAACTATTCCACACGTTCAGTTACAGTCTACATTGGCTAATGCAGCAGGCGAATGCAGTATTGCAGCAACAGATAGTGCAGGTGGCGAGTATTTTGTTACCAAGTTAACAGCACGTAAAGCAACTGTGACTAGAGCTGGCGGCAGCGGATGGTTATACGCTACTAATCAAGCAGCTCCGTGGAAGTTTGATACAGCAGCAGGAATTTATCTACAAATTGCCAATGCCTAATTGACTCGTAAAGGAGAATAGGCATGTCAACAAAGATAGTTAGAGTCGACCAAGGCGACTATAAGTTAATAGTAGGAACTGCTACGGCATCGGGCGGCAATCGCTCTGCCGGTAGCATCGTACTGGACACTAATTTAGCACCGTTCAATCAAGCAAATTTGATTCCAGGTACGGTTGTTATCAATGGTAACTTATTAGTCACTGGAGAAACAACTACAGTTGAAACAGAAACATTAACAGTTCAAGACCCTATTATTGTTGTAAATCAAGGTGAA